CTCGACTGTATTTGTAAAGTGACGGTTCGCCGTCACAGCTAAATTTCATATTCCTCCTCGTTGGTTGTTGATGCCTGAAGACATCGGGACAGGCACCAGCCGTAGCCGGTGCCCTACCCGTCGCATTCAGTTAGAGGTCTTCGTCCTCCGTTTCCCAGTTGTCATAATCATCGTAGAAAGCGTCGGGATCTGGTGGCCCGTCGTATTCACTCTCCAGGGCTGTAAATTCGCCAGCCTCATTTTTGTATGCTCGTAGGCTCATGATCTGCCTCCGATGTGTCTTGGCGGCACAACGTCCCCAAGAGATATCCGCTTGTAGGGAATTCCCCATTCTTGACCACAGTCATACACTTCACAACGAAAGGCGATAAGGAATTGATCCCCATCGAATTCGCTGTCGTCGAACCGAGGCGCATTGTCCTCTGATCCGCACTCTTTGCATGTATGTGTATCGATGTCGTTCATATTCATGAGTCGTTCATATTCATGATCAGACTTCATGATCAGACCATCCCGTGGGGTTGACTGAACGTGGGCGCAGGACGATCATCATCCAACATTCGAGCTAGCACCTCATCGGGTATTTCATCGATGCGAGCCAGACCCTCAGTCAAGAAATGATCCATCACTTTTGTAAATTCGTTTTCCATTGTTCCTCCTCGTTAGTGCCGGATAGCACTCCAAGGACCACCACCCGGAGGTGGTGATCGATGGGCTGTTATCCGACTAGCAGGGCCGGTCGTCTTCGGTGTAAACGAATCCGTCCGACCTAACTGGCTTGCCGTAATTGGACGGCGACGATTCATAGTCACCATCTTGAATCGGGCTGTCATCATTGATTCCGCTGTAACCCAGCAGATTCGAAAACTGTTGCTCGATCTGTGGTGACACAGCACCGCAGAACAGACACCACTGATCGGTCGGGTTGTCGTAGTCGTAGACGGTCGCACTGAAGTTGAATATGACCTCCAGTAAGTCTTTCACCTGTTCCGCCGCATAGACGAAGTTACCGACACCGATGTTTGCCGCAATCACTTCCGATAGCTGACCAACTCGGTTGCCCATCCGCCGATTCCGCTCTGGCAAATCATGTATGTATCCCATTGTTGTTCCTCCTCGTGATGCCACTTATGTGGCGTCGTACCCTGCCGAGGTCTCGCTCCTCGTGCCGGTCTGCCGAAGCAGGGACCGGTCAGGGCCAATATTTATGACTGGAATGACTTGGTGATTTTTACGTCGAACTTCCAGCCGTTGCCGTAATCAACCTTCAGGAATACAGACTCGGCCTGGGGATCCAACTTGCCGTCAACCAGAGCAGAGTGATCTGCAACAAAGGCGGCGTACCAGCTTGGAACCGTGGTCGGCAGCCGAAAGCACTCTTCGGCTCCATCTTGAATTACGGATCGGCACGCAGCACACGTTGGTTCGTGCTCTGTGACAAACAGGCCGCTCAGCGCATTATCACTGTCGGCAAGCAGCCCCTTGAAGAAGCTCCTGATTATGTCGAGCTTATTGCCGACCTGATCACCCCGATCACCTGCCCACTCCTGCTCATCACAGTCTGCACAACAGTGATCATCATTGCAGTATTTGGTTCTTTCCATTGTTGTTCCTCCTCGTGATCGCACCCATTGTGCGGTCGCAGAACGGGAGGGGATCGAACCCTCACCCCAAGGTTTGGAATCTCGGGGGGCAGCCACTGCCGCCGTTCTCTGTGCCCACCCCCGGAGGGGCAGGACTTGATAATTATTGGTAGTGAGGCTTGACGGCAGGCCAGTACTCCGCAGGCCGATCTTCGATCACCACCCGATAAAGCTCTTCGTAGACAATGTAGTCTAGCTCGCCGTTATTGACCCGAGCTTTCTCGACGGCAATATCTACTTCGTGAGCAACTCGCTCAGCATCGTCCAGCGCATGCACTTTCGTGGTGCCTCGGACGTTGTCATCGGAGTGATATTTGTAGTCGGGATCATCGTGGTGATGGTTGTACCCGATCGACATCGGAGTGCCGGATGTGTAGTACCAGCCGCCCTCCGCTGAGTCGCCATAGTTGTTGTGATCAATCACATAGATGTTGACGTACTTGCCGCCAGCAGCCACATGCTCCTGAATGTCAGCTTCGTATATGACCTTGCGGTCCCATCCGGTAGCGGTATCCAGAGCACCCTGGAGGATCTCTTTCCGACTCGTTGGTGAAAGCAAGCCTGTTGCCTGATTGATGGCAGCAGCCAGTTTCCACTCAAACGTTCCGTCCGTCGCAGCGTAGGCAGGCATGTTGAATAACGCTCCGAAGAATGCAGCTTGCTGCTCTTTGAATGTCATGTCCTCAAAATTGATGTCCATTGTTGTTCCTCCTCGTTAGTGCCGAATGACACTGGGAGGGACACCCCCCGAAGGGGATGCCCGACCCGCTGTTATTCGACTTGGATTACATCCAAACCTCTACATACACATAGCCGCCGTTGACGAACAGGCTCACTTTTGCGCCTGCTAAATCTGCGCCGGTGCAGCCGTAGTAACCGTCGTCACAGGTCACGAAGTCCAAGCTACGGACCCTGTTGCTAGCCAGATATTTGATAGCTGGTAACAGCAGATCTCGGTCGTCTTCGTTCGTGTATTTCCACCCTTGCCGGTCTGGCACTGGTGAAGGCACACCGCCGTTGTTTTGATTGTCGATCCAACGGGCACCGTATGCCACCCTCGCATTATCGGGGGCGTCATCTTTACGGAAACGAGTATCGACAACTTCAGGAACTTCCTCAATTTCCAATTTATTATCTGGGATTTCAGTAGCCATGTCCAAGGAATACTCAGATCGAATAGCCAGATCCGTGTAACCCTGTGCGACTAAGTCATCATGGCTGCAATGCAAAGAGAGAACAGCGTCGCTCTCCCAGACGAAGTCTCGCTTCATCGAATAACCAAACTTGATTGGCTCTCGATACCCTTCGGAATCTGTTCCTACAACTTGCCATTTTTGTACTTTCATTGTTGTTCCTCCTCGTGAGATGTCTCATTCAGGCCGTGGGCTCTCACCCCACAACGACACCTCCGAAGAGGTGTTTCGACTTAGTTCTCCACCATGTGAGGCAAGTGTAAAGTCTCAAAGTCAAGGTGGTCGATGTAAGTGCTCATGCCCAATTTGTTGAACACGACCTCAGCAGTCGGAATGTCTCCGAATCCACTGCACTCAACTTCAACCCACACTCGCTTGCCCATAGCATCTCTGGTCCAGCCAGTGACCTCAAGACCGTTAGTGCCAGCCGCCAGGTCAACCCCAGCAAGCTGAGGAATTCGAAAGCGTTCAAGCACTTCAACAACCTGCTCAACAGACTCTGCAAGCACCCCCATTTTCGGGTAGATCTCCATTATTGTTCCTCCTCGTAGTGACCTGTCCTCAGACCCCGAAGGGTTCATCAGGCCAGGGAAGTCATCCCCTGACGACACCTCCGAAGAGGTGTTTCGACTTACTTTCCACCAGCACAAGGCATGATCCGAACAGGCCATCCCTCGCTACCTTCAGCGAGGAGATCCGAGTTCCAATCAGCGAATGCCAGTTCTTCAAGCTCGCCCCCGGCGACACCCTCAGGTGCCTCGAAGTCGGGCAAGGTAATCATGAAGTGAACGTCGGTTACACAGCCTTGTTTCTTGGCCTCGTTAACCGCCGCACCACAATTGTGTTTGTGTAGTTCGACGCCTTGGCCGTCCCACCCACTGGTATCAATCATTGTGTAAGTAGTCATTGTTCCTCCTCGTGACCTGTCTTCATCAGGCCAGGGCGGTCAGTCCCTGACGACGCCCCGAAGGGCGTTTCGACTAGATGTCGAGAGCGTTCAGCGAGTCCCGAAGGGCTCGTGCCTGCTCAAGCGTTACAAACACGGTTGCCTCAGCAGACCGAAGGATGTCGCTGTTTTCGTGGTAGCTCTGGATGTTTACTACTGCGAAGTTCCAGTCGTCACCCTTTACTGCGGTAACGACCGCTTTTTCATTTGCATGGACGTCGATATCCAGAGAGAGATCGTCGGTGTGATTCCACTCACAGAGGGTGACATCACCACTGACTGCCTCACCATGAAAGTCGGTCTCAGTCATCGACTTCATGTACTCATTGTGCTTCGGTGTCCGCTTCCGATTACGCTTCACTGTTGGTGTGTAGCTCATAATTGTTCCTCCTCGTAATTGTCTGCCAAAGAGCCTCGAAAGGCTCATCATCAGGCCGCAGGAAACACCCTGCGACGACACCCCCCGAAGGGGGTGTTTCGGCTAATTATTCCTTGGTCCTAAATGGGTTCTCGGTGTTAAGGCACCGGTCTTCCCAGTACTCAGCGGCATGCACAGCAAATTCGACTTCTTGAACCGTTTCTGCCATCACAGTAGCCAGCAGTCTGTCGACTGACGAGAACTTTTCGAACTTCCCGAAAGTCACTGGATCACTTGAGACCCACCTCCCAGCGCCTGTTCCGTTCATGGCGTAAACCACTACGGAGTAGGAGCTAGTCCCTGAGTCATTCTTCGTTTCCTCAATGTCTGCATTTAAGGGCAGCAGCCCAGACGCTGAATAAGCTCTTACCACATTTCGTCCGGTTGATAATCTCATTGTTGTTCCTCCTCGAATCGATGATGTCTGCCATCGTCAGGCCCTGGGAAACACCCCAGAACGACTGCCCCGAAGGACAGTTTCGGCTATCAACCAACGTCGCCGTAAAGACGATGTTGATCTATGTATGACTGGATCACAGCGTCGTAGCTGTTCCCACAATTGGGGCAGCCACAAATACGCTCTTTACTCGGATCGACCAGTGCCCGGCACAGGCCAACGTAAAGGTTCTTCACCTTGGTATCGGTCATGTTGTTCCTCCTCGTTTCTTGAGCCCGAAAGGACTCTCATCAGCCCGTTAATTCGGGGACGAGGAGGAGGAATTGTTAGATCACGTTCGCTGTTAAGACTGGTGCGGCCTCGTCGCTGATGTGTTATCGGGTATCTCACCCTCCGCCGTAGCGGCCACGTCGGTCCGGGGTCCTACCCCCGTTGCCCTCCCGGAATCGAATCCGGTCTTGCGACTATTCCCGACTGCCTCGGGCGGTGGGTCCTGCTCTTGTGGGACCTGTCACCCCCTTGTGCTCCCGGTGGGTGACTGCAAACAGAATGCACACACATTCCGCACCCAATCAAGTCAATTTGTGCCCAATAGTCACTAAACCCATATAAACCCTCACAAACAATCCCAAAACAATTCCACGCCACCCCCACCACAACCACCACGAACACACGTTCGCTTTTCATCGAGTCAGCCCAAAACACCCAAAACCCAAAACAACACCCAACTTTTCAGCAAACCCCCACAACTAAGGATATCGACCAAGAAAACGCCATTCTAAGCTCCCCTCAGAGACCCCAAAACAAACACACGTTCGACTCACCAGGGCACACACACACACCCCGAACACGACCAGACGCTTGCCGCCGCTACCCATCGGGAGGATCGTCATGGCAGCGTTGGATGCCCCCGGATCGTGGCGAAACAGGGGGGGATGTTCGGAGGGGTACAGAACATTCACCGGTCACCGCATTGCGACCTGGCCTCAACTGGCCCAGAGCCCAGAAACTCGGGGGTCTCGAGCCTCGCCGGAGGGGGGTCCGTAAGATCCGTGACGGGAGGGGAGGGGAAAGGCTTCCCACGGTGCGGCCGACAAAACGACAGAACAATGTAGTCGTTTTTTTGTATATTTTTTTGTCTTAGCTCAGTCGGGGAACGTTGGACGGTGGTACATAGGTTGTTTACCCCCCACCCGTTGTTCCCCGACCTTTTCTTTTGAGCAGTCGTCGCTCTATAACGTTCTTTGCTGACCCTCTTCGGGTGACGCTGCCGTTCCGACCAGCCTGCCAGTGGCTCGGGGTTCCGGTTCCAAGAAAGTTGGGTTGTGCCTTCGACTGGCATCACTGTTGAACGAAGGTTGCTCTCAACTTATACCCCAACTGTGTCTACTGTTCAAGGGTATGGGGTGAGATGCCTGAACCACGACTTGCTAAATATAGGACTTGGTCGAAGGAGCGCCGCTATAAGGCCGCTATCGACAAGTGCCTCAACCACGGTTGGACACAAACCGAATCCGCTAAGGAGTTTGGTGTGTCCCGCCAACATTTGTCTGGCCGCATGAAAGGTGAGCGTGAGAAACGTGAGACCCGTATAGCTGAGGTGAAGGAGCAGCAACGTGTCGGCCCGTTGGGGTTGAATGAGAAACGCCGCATCGGCACGTTCCCCGAGTTCGTTGACCATTACTTACAGAACTGGTCATGCCCGGACTGTGGGGTGCATCACGAAACCCCCGGTTTTCATTTAGATATTTGTGAAGCGATCACCGACCCAAACCCTCGTGTACTGATCAACATGCCCCCCTACCATTCGAAGTCAACACTGGTCACTGTGTGGCACACCGTGTACGACGTGTGCCGCAACCCGAACCTGCGAACACTCATCGTGTCGAAGTCGTTGCCGTTCGCCAGAACGTTCATGCATTCCATCTCAGAAATGTTGACGAACCCCGAACTGTACGCCGACGGCCCCAACCTCATCGAAGACTGGGGACCATTCAAACCAGACGGCCAATCAAACTGGTCCAGTGAAGCAATCTATGTGGCCGGAAGAACCACAGCAGAAAAAGACCCCACCATCGCAGCACTCGGCGTAGGCCAACAAATTTATGGTCGACGAGCCGACGTCATAAAATTCGACGACGTCGCCACCCTCGACAACCAACGAAACCCAGACCGGGTGGCGGGGATGTTGGAGTGGTTTGATAAGGAGGCGTTGTCGAGGATTGGTAAGTCGGGTCGTGCTATTTGGATTGGGACTCGTGTGAATCCGGGTGACGTGTATTCGTCGTTGGGTACTCGTGCCGGTTATAAGGTGTTGCGGTATCCGTGTGTGATGGATGATGAGACTGAGTTGACGTTGTGGCCTGAGCATTTTCCTTATGAGCAGGCTTTGATTCACCGTTCGGAGATGCGCCCTGCGGACTTTCAGCTGATTTACCAGCAGGTCGATATTCCTGGTGTGGGTGCTTCGTTTACTCAGGACATGTTGGACATGTGTAAGGATACGTCTCGTGTGCGGGGCCATTATGACCCGTCGTGGCGTCTTTTTGCTGGTTTGGATCCGGCGGGGGGTAATAAGGGGTCGGGGTATACGGCTTTTACTCTTATCGGGGTTGACGCTGTTACTGGTAAACGGTATTTGGTGGATTCGGTTGCTGTGAAGTCGATGAAGGCTCCGCAGATGAAGGACCAGATTTTGGATTGGACTGACCGGTACCCGTTGTTTGAGTGGCGGGTGGAGTCGAATGGTGTGCAGTCTCAGATTGTGCAATATGACATGGAGTTGGTGCAGCATCTCGCTAAGAGGGGAGTGAGGGTTGTTCCTCACCATACTCATGGCAATAAGTGGGACCCGCAGTTTGGTGTGGAGTCGTTGGCTCCTTTGATGGAAACGGGTTTGGTGTCGATTCCGTGGGGGAACGCTCCAACTAGTCAAACGTTTCAGCCGCTCCTCGAGGAGTTGATTGCTTTTCCGATGGGAGCTATCTCTGACCGGGTGATGTCTTTGTGGTTTGCTGATCTTGGTATCAGGGATCTGATGAACAGGGCCCATTTGCCAATGTTTCATGAGCGTATGAAGGTGCCGAACCGCATTAAGCGTCGTAGACGTGTCGTTGATTTTCAGAACCAGGAGGTGCGTGGCATTAATCTTCGGGATCAGCGTCCTGGGCATATGACTCGAGGCCAGTGGGGGTATCGGAGACAAACCGTTGGGCAGGCTCAACCTCACGGTCAGGTCGAGGAGTACGACATCGAGGACGGTCCTGCGCCTATGAATGTGGATCCTGAGATCTGGAACCCCTCGAGCTAGGCGACACTTGTCGGGTAGGGCTACGAGGCCCCTATGTTCAAACAGTTTAAGAATCGGAAAGCGTTTGCGAGGGCCGAAGAGGCCAAAGCGGACGATGAAATCATCTGCGCCACATTGATCGACGAGAAACCCGTCTACTTCACGATGCCATCTTCTGCTTCAGAGTCAGAGGTTCGTGAGAAGGCATTCGAAGTTAGGACTGGCAGAGAAATGAGCAAGATCGAACGAACCCTTGTCGAAATTGTTGAAGTGCAACGCTGATGCTGGACATCAACCTGCTTCCCAACATGTATGCGTCTTGGCGTTCCCGCCATTATGACCGTGACGTTCGGATGGAAACTATTGACCGGGTGGTGCGAGGCGACTTCGACATTTTTGACCCGGATGAGGAAGGCGTTGATTCTCGTTCCCCGAACCTGATTCAGGTTGCGTTGGAGGACACCGCAGAGTCTGCGTCTCTGGTTCCTACTGTCCGGGTGCAACCGGATCGGCCTACTCAGTCCGCTAAGAAAACTGCTGCAGCTATGGAACAGATCGCTGTGTCCTATATGGACATGAATGCGATGGACATGCTGATCCCCCGCTCTGTGATGGACAAAGCAGCGTATGGCATGTCGGTGTGGACAGTTGTTCCTGACCTCGAGCAGAAGATTCCTCTGATTGAGCGCAGGGACCCACGCCAGTGTTACCCGGAACCGGGGTTCCGTCCTGGTGACGATGTTCGCCGGTGCATGTTTGCCCGTGAGGTGTACTTCACTCAGCTTCCAGGGGCGTACCGGGACAAACTTCGTGACGCCCTCGGTGAACACAACGAGTACGGTGACCCGGACGAAAATTCGAAGGTCGTGCTGGTTGAGTACTACGACGAGGAAGAGTATTTGTTGACTGGCCTATATCAGGCTTCGTCATCTGGTCTGGTGGCTTACGGCTCCTCCCAGGATGTTCCGTTGCCGGTAGAACTGGAACGCATCGAAAACAAGATCGGTATTTGCCCGGTGGTGATCGGGTCTCGTGTTTCTCTTGACGGTGAGATCCGAGGACAGTTCGATCAGGTCATCGGTCTCCTCGAGGCCCACATCCGTTTGATGGGTTTGATCTTGGATTACGCCGACCAAGCTGTTTACTCTGACATCTTCGTGAAAGACCTGATTGGTGAAATGCCTTACGGTGGTGGCTCATTCATTGAGCTAGGCCCGGCTGGCGCTATTGGCCGTGTCCCCCCGGCAGTAAGTTCGTTAAACGTCCAAGCAGATTTGGCTCAACTGATTGACGGCATCCATGTGGGTGGCCGTTGGCCGAAGAGCCGACCCGGTGAGATTGACCAGTCGATTGCTTCAGCGAAGTTCCTTGAAGCTTCGGCTGGGATGATGAACACGGCAATCAGGACGTACCACCAGATTCTGCAACGTCAAATGGAACGTGCGTTGCGTATCGCCCTCGAGATCGATAAAGCGTATTTTCCTGGTCCGAAGATGGCCGCAGGGATTCTTCGCAACCAA